ATATATGGCTCAAAATCCATTTCTAGGAGACTATTCTAGGGAAAAAGCCTATTAATGGCTAATTTATTAACAGCCTTATTAGGCCAAGCAAAGACTAACTGGGGTATGGAGGAATCTGCTATTCAAGACGCAATGGCAAGAATGGCGTTTCATGAAAGCAAAAGTGACCCAAAGGCTCTACAATTATTAAATGATAAAAGTATTGGCAAAGGAAGAGGCTTATATCAATATGAGATAGATAAGGATGGGGCTAAAGGTGGTGCACATACTGCAATAAACAGACTAATAAACTTTAATGAGAGAAGTGGAAATAAATATGATATTAGTTTTTTAAATTCAATAATTAACGATAAATCATATGATTTTAGTCAATTAAGCCCTGAGGAGCAAAGCATGCTTTTTTTAGCAGACAAACTTATAGACCCGACAGCTAACATGGGTACTTATGATATTAATAATGACGGAATACTCTCTAATGAAGAATTATCAGGATTTCATGCAGATGAGCATTGGGCTGGATATGGAGGAGCTGAAGACTTTATATTTAATTTAAAAGGGGGTGTAGGCCCAACAAAACCAATTAATCTACTTGATATGATGGAAAGACATGCTTTTATGGATAAGACATCCGAAGATTATCAATTCTATAAACCTTAATGGCAAATTTAAACCTTAATGGTAATGTTTCAAAAAACGAAGAAGCATTACAATTAGCACATTCAAATCTTATTACATTTGGGAAATTGTTTTCCCCTCAAGACTTTTTGGCAAGTGCAACGCCAGATTTTCATATTGATGTAGGAAAGATGTTAATTGATAAAAGTAAGCAGCAATTAGCGCTTGTATTGCCTCGTGACCATGCTAAGTCAACATTAGCAGCCACTGCTGTTTTACATAGATTTTTATTTGCAACCAAAGAAAAGCCTGAATTTATTGCATGGATTGGTGAAGCGCAGGACCAGGCTCGTGATAATTTAAACTGGATTTCAAACCATATATATTCTAACCCTGCTATTCATTATTATTTTGGAGATTTGCAAGGGGATAAGTGGACTAAAGATGAATTTACTTTAAGTAATGGTTGTAGAATGATTGGAAAAGGTACATCACAAAGGCTTCGGGGTAAAAAACAGCTATCTACTAGATACACAGGAATAATACTTGATGACTTTGAATCAGAGTTAAATACTAAAACTCCTGAATCAAGAAGACAAATTAAAGAATGGGTGACTGCCGCAGTTTATCCTGCGATTGATTTTGATAAAGATGGGTTTCTATGGTGTAATGGAACAATTGTCCACTATGATAGTTTTCTTAATGGTCTCGTTAAAGGTTCTCAAGAAGCAGAGAAGACAGGTGAAGAATATGCTTGGAATGTTTTTACCCGAAAAGCAATTGAGGATGGCAAGCCAATATGGCCTTCAAGGTGGCCAATGAAGAAGCTTGAAGAGAGAAAGCAATTTTATATTGATTCTGGTACACCAGCAAAGTTTTATCAAGAATATATGAATCAGGCAAAGTCGCCTGAAGACCAAATATTTAGTGAAGGGGATATTAATAATGGGATATATCAAGGGAACACAAGATTTGATGAGGGAGCTGATTCGTGGTATATACAATTTGCTAATGGCGACAAAGAATATGTTAATATATATATTGGTGTTGACCCAGCCTCGACTATTACTACTCGCAGTGACTATTCCGTTATTATGGTTCTTGGCGTTACTAGTGAATATGATTATTATGTTATTGACTATTGGCGTAAAAGAGTCTTACCCATGGAGTGTGCCGATGAAATATTTAAAATCGCTAAACAATACTCGCCAATCAGGAGAATAAATATTGAAACAATTGCATATCAGGAAATGCTTAGAGATTACATAATGAAGAGAAGCAAGAAAGAAGGGTTGTTCTTGCCTGGTATTGAAAAAGGAATTAAGAATTATAACTCTAAAAAGAAGGATAGACTATTTGAGGGGTTACAGCCTATGTTTAAAGCTGGGGCTGTTCATCTCAAAAAACAACACCATGAGTTTATCGATGAACTTATTGATTTTCCGAAGGGCTCTCATGATGATATTATTGATGCTTTCTATTTAGCAACCCAATGGGCAAAAGGAAATTCTAAAGCTGGAGTTGTTAAAAAAGAAAAAGATAAAGACGGGTATTGGGCTAAGCCTAAAAAGATGTATGACTGGATGACTGGAAGGAGGATTTAGGTAGATTTGTTAATTAACATAATTTATTCTTATATTATACACTGTGATTAAGGAAGATTTTAGAGCAAAAGAGATTAGAGAAATGTTTGACCGCTGGTCTAACGCAAGAGAGGACTGGGATGTTGCTGCTCGTGAAGATATTGATTTCTATTTAGGCAATCATTTTAGCGCAGAAGAGATGGATGAACTCTCTTCTCGCAATCAGTCTGCAGTACCTATTGACAGACTTTATTCTGCTATTGAGCAGTTTAAGGCAATCATAACATCAAAACCACCTAAGTTTTCAGCCATAGCGAGAGAAGATTCTGACACTAAACTTGCAAATGTATGGAAAATTATTCTTGAATATATATGGGACATATCTGATGGAGACGAGCAATTTAAGCAGGCTGTTCATGACTATACAGTTACAGGTCTTGGCTATTTTTATGCATATATAGATAAAGAGGCTGATTATGGGCGTGGTGAAATAAAGTTCAAACATTTAAATCCTTTTAAAGTTTACGTAGACCCTAATTCAAGGGACAGGTATTTTGATGATGCCTCTGGTATGATGGTCTCCAATATAATGAGTAAAATGCAACTTCTTGATGCATACCCTCAGTTAGGAGAGCCAATTGAAGAGGGTGAAGATAAAATGCTAATTGACAGCATTGAAACAGTTTCTGAAGAAGATTACCCTAGTAATGCAAATAAAAGAACAATGGGCTCATTTACTCCTGATGTTGTTAAAGACTACGATTATCAAGGGTCAAGTGAAAAGTTTAGATTAATTGAATATTATACAAAAATAAAAGTTCCTTATTATAGAGTTTTAGATAAAAGAAATAATCAGGAAAAGATTTTTTCAAAAGAACAATTTGATTTAATGTCTCAAGAGGGGCAGTTTATAAATGCTATTAAAAAAGGACTTATTGATTTTGTTGAAGTTCAACAAACAAGAATTAGACAGACATGCTCAGTTGGGCAAATTGTATTATATGATTTAGTGTTAGATACGGATATATATCCAATTGTACCAGTTCCTAATATATGGACAAATACCCCATATCCAATGAGTGATGTACGTAAAAACAAAGATTTTCAAAGGTTCCTCAATAAGACAGTATCGTTAATTACATCGCACGCACAGGCTAGCTCAGGACTAAAGCTTCTTATACCTCAAGGAAGTGTTCAAGATATTGAAGAACTCGAAAGAGATTGGGCTAACCCAAATGCCACCCTCGAATATGATGCTTCTTTTGGGGAACCACATTTCCCATCTCCTCAGCCATTGTCAAGCTCAATTATGCAATTACCCAGTATGATTGAAAGATATATTGATTTAAATATGGGTATATTTGAAATGATGCAAGGAAATGCTGAGGCAGCGCCAAGAACATCTTCAGCAACAATGATGATGGAAGATTTTGGACAAAGACGTTCTAAGTCTAAATTAAGAGATATTGAGGGGTCTTTAAAAAGAATTGGAATGGTTGTATATAATCTAGCAAAGTCTCATTATAATTTTCAAAAAACATTTAGAATTGTACAACCTAATAATGATATAAATGAATTTACAGTAAATAAAAGATTATATGATGATAAATCGAAAGAATTGCAATCAATTGAAAATGATGTATCTGTTGGACAATTCGATATAAGAGTTATTGGTAACTCAACAATGCCTTCAAATAAATGGGGCGAATGGGAAATTTATATGCAAGCATATCAGTCAGGGCTTATTGATAAAGTTGAAGCGCTTAAGAAAACTGATATATTTGACAAGGAGGGTGTATTGTCAAGAACAGACCAAATTATGCAATTACAACAAGCATTAGGACAAGCCCAAGAACAAATTAAGAAGGTTTCAGGCGACTTACAGACAGCACATAGAGAATCTATACAAGCACGTAAGCGTACTGAGGTAGAAAAATTCAAAGCAGAGCTTAATAAAGAGACTTCTAATAAGAAGGCTGAAGATAAGCTTGCTATTGGTAGACTAAAAGATGCGGTGAAACTGGAGTCAGAGAAATTGCGAGTAGGCAGTCAGTCTCAGTTACGACAACAGAAATCGCAAAAGGAGAAGTAAGATGACAGACGCATATGAAAGCGGAAATCTTCCAGAGGGAGGTCAACCCGTTGATAATGTAGGGCAAGATGAAGGACAAACGTTTGATGAGAATTCGGAACAAAATTGGGAAGAACAGGCCAAGTACTTCCAATCTGAAAAGGATAAACTCTCCAATGAAAATCAGAATTTAAAGAAATATGAAGCGATTGGGAGTTTATTACAAGCTAGACCAGATATTGCAAATACAGTTGCAGCTATGGTTCAAGGTGGTA